AGAAAAAAGCGCCGCCGTCCAAAGGGCAGCGGCAGCGTGTACAAGCTGAAAGGGGTCCGGGCAAGGCCCTATGTAGCCGTGACCGGGAAAAAGGAAGTGCTGGGCACATACGGAACGCCCGGAGAAGCCGTCCAGGCGCTTGACGCATACAATGCCCAGAACACCCCGGCAGAGCGCCTGAAGTGTACTTTTGCGGATGCCTACGAGAAATGGCGGGCACAGCCGAAGTTTTCAAGTCTCAGCCGGGACATGATAAATGGATACGAGCTGGCTTTCAAAAAATCCGCTCCGCTGTACAGCCGACAAATGCGAGACCTGAAAGCGGAGGACTATCAGCAGATCATAGACCAGATGGTTGCAGACGGTCTCTCCCGCAGCTCGTGTGAGAAGCAGCGCACCCTTTTCAGCCAGCTATGTGAATGGGCAATGGCCCAGGACATCATAAACAAGAACTATGCCCAGCTCCTTCACCTTCCTGCCGCGGCCGGAAAGGCGGAGCGCACCCTTACGGCGGACGAGATTGCTCGGATCAGCGCCTACCAGACCGACAAGCGCTTCGGTCAGACAGCGCAGATCGCTATGGTGCTTCTCTATACCGGCATGCGCATCGATGAGCTGCTTTCCATGCGCTGCGAGAACGTGTACCTGAAAGAGCACTACATGCAGGGCGGTGAAAAAACGGAAGCGGGAAAAAAACGCATCATCCCCATCCTCGACCCCATTTACAAAATCATCGCCTTCTGGATGATGGACAGCGGGTGCGAGTGGCTGATACCTTCCAAGGCCGGAACAAAGCTGGACAAGAGAAACGTGGCCACGAAGTTCCGGGCCTTGATGCAGGAGTGTCAGATCGATGGCGTGCACCCGCACACCCTTCGCCACACGGCCAGCAGCAAGATGGTGGAGTGCGGTCTTGAAAAAACTGCCGTGCAGGCTATCCTCGGCCACAAAAATTTTTCCACCACAGCAAACAAGTACGTTTCCCACAACGACCCGGCATACTTGTTACAGGAGATGCAAAAGATGAAATACTGATTTTGTTAGCTTGTTTGTTAGCTTATTCTGAATTTTTACCGCTTTTTGCCGTGTTTTCACAAAAGAAAATGCCGTTCATGTGATTCAATATCACGAATGAACGGCATTTTTTGGAGCTGGTGACAGGAGTTGAACCTGCAACCCACTGATTACAAATCAATAATATTTTTCGTATTTATGCTATTTTTGCAGTAAATGTTGGCTTGTTGTTTGCTTATGGCGCATTCTAAAAGCGATAAATCGTCCGCCTTATATTACAACAAATGTTGCAAAAATTCAACGCATGTATGCGGAGCGTTCTTTTGTAACGGCTTCGCACAGGCCAGAAACAAGGTCTTCCGCCATGCTCCACATGTGATGCAGCTCTACGCCAGCCGCAGAATCCTCGCTGTCAACGCCGGTAAGGATTTTCTGCGCAATGCGGCGGTTTGCGTCAGCGTGCTCCATTTCTTCCCCAGAGAGCTTATACCACTCAGAAGAAGCGTAGGGGCAGACAGTTTTATAGTCCATCGCCATGCTTGCGTAGTTCATCGCATCGCTGTATTCTTCGGCCATTTGCTTTGCAGCATGAACAAGTGTGTCCTTATACCCTGCAAACTTTGCTTCATCCATCATAGCTAGATCCTCCCCCTTACAGTTTTTCCACGGCCACAGCCATATTGTTCACCACGGCAGCAGTACCGGTCAGCAGGAAGCTCAGGATAGAGCTTTCGCAGCCGCACGCATTGCGCACCAGGAAAGTCAATGCCAGATTGGTCGGTGCAGCCGCAGCGGCCACAACCTGAGAAGCGGTAGCGCCGATGACAGCCACACCGTCCTTCTGGCCGGTCAAGTCCTTGCAGCGCAGGTGGCAGCACTACGCGAGCCGCCGCCACAGGCAGCACCGAGCCAAAAAGGCTGCGGCAACTCTCCGGCGTTGCGCACCATATTGCCAATGCTGGCAAAATGGTGACGTTTTGTCACCGTTTCGCCGTCAAGGCGGACTTCATTCGTGAAAACCGCCCATTTTAACGCGTGTTGCAGATATGTAGTGCTTGCCATGATATCCTCCTTACTGCTTTTCCAGTGCCGCTTTCATACGGTCAAAGAAAAACTGAATCACGGTGCCGATGGTTTCATCGGTGATGGCCCACGAGATAAAACGCCCATACTTGCTTGTAGCCAGGGCCGCGCGGAGCATCTGAGCCACCCAGGCTTTGCGCTCCGCGCCTTTTTTGGTGCCCTGGATGTCCTTTTCTGCCTGCGTGATGAGCTGGAGCACGGTGGGCTTGACCGCCGCGCCATAGCCCAGCCGGATGCAGCCCAGTGCGTAGAACGCAAAGCCGCCCAGCATGAGCACGAGGGCCACAGGGGTAGGAAGTGCGGTCAAAAGGTTACGAATCGCTTCCATGATTGGTGACTCCTTTCAAAAGATAGTTGTCGATGTCGGTGCGGCTCTTCTGCATCCCTTCGCGGTTGTTGCCGGACAGCTGCGCGTCCAAAAGGTTGCGTACCCCGTTGAGGGTCAGACGGCTCACCTCGTCGATTTCTTCAAAGCGGCGCAGGTCGCGAGCGAGGGCTTGCGTGTGCTGAAGCTGGCCCTGCTCTAAGGTGCCGATGCGCTTGTCCAACTCATCCATACGCTTGTTCTGCGCGTTGTCCGGCTCCTGCGCCTTTTTGATGTACTTGTGGATGATTTCCAGCACCTTGTCGATGGTGATGGCCGCAGCGCACAGGCTGCCCAGGACGCCCAGCACCCACAGCAAAGCTTCTTTTTCGGTCATTTGCCCTCCCGAAGACGGGTCAGACCCTTCTTTCGGATGATACGAGGGTAGTTGATCTCGGTCACATTGAGGTCAACGTTGCCGGAGATGCCCGGCACGCTGCCCTTGCTGGTGTGCTGATGGGCATTGTACTTGAAATCCACCTTCGGGGTCTTGCCGGTGTAGTCGGCAAGCCATACGTCATAAGGATGCAGAGCCGCACCGCCCACAAAGAGATGTGCCTTTGCAAAGCTGGTGTAGGTGTAGAGCTGGGCATAGAAGCCCAGCTGTTCCACCTCGTGCAGAGCATAGGCGGTCAGGTCGGTCAAGTCCTGCTTGTCCAGACTGACGAGCTTGTTGTCCTCCACGTCCACAGCCACAGGCAGGGTCAGTTCCTTGCCGCAGACTGCCTGACGCAGCAGGGAGAGTTCTGCGTTGACCATGTCCTTGTTGGTGGCGTAGGTGTAGTAATATACGCCCACGTCCAGCCCCGCCGCTTTGGCGTTGCGGTAGTTCGCTTCAAAGGTCGGGTCGATGTACAGGCCGTCTTCCCGCTTGGAGAGCTTGCGGTTGGTGGATACCGTCTTGAGCATGGCCCCCTTGTAGCCCGCCGCTGCCACCTGTGCCCAGTCGATGGTGCCCTGATACCGGCTCACGTCAATGTACCGGTAAGGCGGTTCGCCTGCCCACCCGGTCACGGTGTCCACAGTGGGCACGTCCGGTGCAGGAGCAGGTTCTTCCTTGTCGGCGCTGTCACCGGCAGCGTGGGAGAGCGCCGAGAAGATATCCCGCAGGAAGTCAAGCATCACTTTCCACCTCATAAAACCCCTCCTCCGTCAGCTTTGCCAGCACAGCATCCTTGTACCGGTCAGGCACGTTGTCGATGGTAAAAGCGCCGTCAAAGCGGTGCAGCTTAATTTGGGTCACATAGAACAAAACCATAACATCCTCCTTATTGTGCGGCCAGCAGGTCGAGCATAGCCGCTTCCAGAGCGGCAAGGCGCTCTTCTGCGGTGGGCAGCTGTGCCTTTTCCTCTGCTTCCTTGCGGGCCTTTTCCTGTGCGGCCAGCTCTTCGGCGGTGTACAGGATGTACCGCTGCACCTCCACCTCTTCGTCATAGGCTTCCTGAGCCGGAACAGCTTTGACATCCACGACTTTCTTTATGTCTTTGCCGCCGTTTTGGTATTCACGGATGGTCTCATAGTGGCTGACCTCTTCCACACCTGCCACGGCATCGTGGTGGATGGTCTGGGTCTCGGGCTTGAGGTAGCCTTTCGTCAGGTCGGGGGCTTCGATGGGGTTTCCGTTGCTGTCGATAATTTTCATAAGGTCTCCTTTCAGGCGACACGCCGCCAGATGTACGCGGAGTAGTAGGGGTTGAGGATGTCCATGGGCTTCGGATCAACGTAGGATTTACGTGCAATAAAGCCCATTGCATCTGCCGCGTTGTTTCCGGTGTTATAAGCAACATGAGCACGGCCAGCAATGCTCTCTGACACACCAGACCCTCCGTATAGAATTTGTCCATAAGTCGGTGTACTGATGGAATGTTCGTGTAAGGCAACTTCGTTTTCTGCCTGCGTATGCTTCGCACTACCACCCGTACTCCCTGCCGGGTATCTATCGGAAGCGCCCATGATAAATTTGCCCTCAATTCGTTCCCACGTTCCGCCGTAAAGCTCGGCAGGGCTGGTTGCGTTTTCGCTGATGTACAGACTGCCCACGGGGTGGTCTCGCTCGACTACCGCCGCAAGGACTTGCTGATAGATAGCATAGGCATCAGGGCCAATGCCGTTTTTGAGTTCTCCTAGTGCCATTGTTTCTCCTTTCAGTTATGCCACTCTGCGCCAGGTGTACACGGAGTAGTAGGGAGGTAATATATTAAGCGGTGTTCCATCACCTAGCAGGTATGTTTTTCCTGTATGCGAAAAATTACCGCTTCCATCGCTGTGTTCGTGTGTGATTGATACAACGTCAAAGGCGTTTCCTTCAGAACCTTTCGTGATTAACGTTTCCAGGCCTATGCTCTCATTGGGGAGGTTTGTTTTAGCTATAGTTTTCGTCGCGCTACCGCCCGTACTCCCTGCCGGGTAGGTATCACTTGCGCCCATGATAAATCTGCCCTCGATGCGCTCCCATGTGCCGCCGCCAAATGTCACAGCCGGGTTTTCCGGGCTGATGGTCTGATAAATACTGCCTACGGGATGTGCCGCAAGCAGGAAGTTGGAATAGATGGAGCCGTCACCATAGAACTGACCGCCATACTTGATGGGATACCACCGGGCGGAAATTCCCGCAGTCGGAATGTTGTGTGCACGGATACGGATAGCTCCGGCTCGAGTTTCGGGGTTTACAAGCATAGCTTTACCGGCTACGTCTGCGCTTGCAGGGTCGATGCTGACAGATACCACAGTCGTGGACGTAACGTCTGCTGTAATGTCAATGTAATGCGGGTACTCTGCAATTTCTGTGTCTGTCTGCCACCCCGTAATCGGAATAAAAAGATCATGCGGATCGACGGAGTCTGCTTTGCCCTCATTCAGCGCCGTTGCCGCCTTCTGTGCGTTGTTGACCTGTTTCATCAGGTAATTGTACCCGTGCTGGTCGTCCAGGCCAGCTTCTGCGCCGGTCGGGGCGATGATCTGGCCGGATGTCCAATTTTCCGGGAGATCAGCGGGAAGAGGAATGTTTTTCAGGATATCATCCGCCATAAAGCAATGTTCCCTCCTTGAAGATAATGGTGTGTTTGAACTTTGTTCTGGTCTTGGTTTCGATGCTAACATCGTCCTGTGTGAGGGCGGTTCCGAACGCATCTTGCGCGGAGATGGCAGAGACTTTTGTGATCTTTTCCGATGGCAGAAGCTCATACTGCAGCGTGACTGCCGCACCGGAAAGGCTCTTTGCGAGGTTCGGAACGGTATAATCGCCGTTCAGCTGCACCATGTTGATGTGATCTGCCAGGTACGAGGCAAGGCTTGCCAGGAACAGCTGGGTCACAGATGCGGAAGCGGGCGCGGCGGCCGTCACCGGGACAAAATAATTTTGTCCCGGTGACGCAAAGGCATCCTTGCCCAAAATCCAGCTGCCAAGAAGATAGTGATACCGGCTTCCGTTTGCCAGCACGGTGTCCGCGCCCTCCAGAATGGAGAGATTTACGTCCACGTCCGTTTTTTCGTTAATGCCGAAATAGCAGTCCGATGCGTACAGCGTTTCTCCCGCATCGTTCAGGAGCTCATAGTGGTTGACGGTCGAATTACCTGCCTCCGGTTCAATGGATGCTTCCAGCTTCAGGTTCTCGCCCGCGATCATCAACGTTTCAGAACCCACCTGCAGTGTCGCAGATGCAATGACGCTTTTCAGCGGTTTCACGGTCGCTGCGCGGTTGAGCCGTGCCGTCGTGGCAAGCTCTGCCGCCTTGTGGGCCACGTCCAGAAGAAGCGTCCGCGTCAGTGTCGGCGATGCAGCGGCCTTTGCGGTCGTCCATCCTCCGAGTTCGGCAAACGGCTTTTTTCCAAGGGCCCAGCCGCCCAGACGATACTGATAATCGTATTTCTGCACATCGACCTGCTCTGTGATCAGGATCCCGGTCTTGAGGTACGGCATACTGATAAATACGATGTGAGCGGGCTTGATCTGGTTGATCAGGTGCGTCACCTCGTCGTAGTACGACTGGTTCTTTGCGCTCGTCGCAAGCCTCAGCTCGTAGAGCGGGTATGTGATGGAGCACGTCCATTCACCAGCGCCAATTAGTTCATCCAGCTTCTGATGCAGAAACCCCAGTGTGTAGGGCGGGCGGGTCGCAATGCGGGTCATTACACGCTGCCTGCGAAACTCCAGAGATTCCTTTTCCGGGACAGCCACGATGTGAAACACCTTTTCCCACTGTGCAACGGAATCCTCGTCCATGGTCTGGAAAAAGAAGTTGTTTTGAACCCCTTCCACGGAACCGGCCAGCAAACCAAACTCCGCTTTTTCAGCAGTGCAGATCTGCTGATAGTCCTGCACTTCCCGGTAGATGGGCGGCAGCAGCGGCAGCAGGTCGTGCGAAAGATCAAGCTTCATGCAGCGTCACCGTCCCAACCACAGGAACCTGCTGCTGTTCGCCGGTCTCTGCCAAAATCAAATCGTCCGCTGCTCCGTTCAGCTGGACGTTTATCACGTTTACCACGCCCTCTGCCGTGATGATGGCCGCAGATACGCGGGCCGTGTAGACGTTGGCGCTGTATTCAATGCCGGTCTTGCTGATATTGGTCGCCCAGCTTTTCCGTACATTGAGCAGATATGCCTCCAACGCCTCCCGTACCGCGGTGCGAACTGTATCCAGAGAGTAGCTGGGCAGGAGCGTCACCGATGCGGTGACCGAAACTTCCAGCTTCTCCGGGGCCGTGATCGTTACCTTTGCACCGATGGGCGCAAGACCGAGCCCCTGCCCGGAGTTCGGCACCGGGTCGATGGCGTTCTGAATGGTCTGCACAAGGTCGGTGGATGCAGGCAGCCAGTCCGCACCCAGAACGGAGCAGAGCACCGTGCCGCCGCCTCTCCATGTCGGGTACACCTGCACAGCGCCCACACCGTCCAGCTTTTTGATCTCCTCCACGTACTGCGCCACATTGCCGCCAAAGGAGCGACTGTTCAGCGATGACTCGATGCGGGCGCGGAATTCGTCATCGGTCTCGGTCTCGTCTCCGGGTGTCAGGATATCCGAGATCCGGGCAGAGGTCAGGCCCTGAATGGTGTCGATGGGTAGGATAGGGCCGGTGTAGTCGTTGCCGATGGTGCCGGGTGTTTCGGCCAGAAGGCGGTAGGTGTGCCCGGAACCCATAGCGGACAGCGCAATAAAGTTGATACTGTCCGCGCCGTTGATGGTAGAGAACCGGCTGCCCAGCGGGACAGCCACATTGAACTCGCCTTTTCGCACCGCCGCCGTGGCCTGCTTGCGGGTAACGCTGGCGATGGGTGCCAGCAGATCCAGTGCTCTGCCGGTGGCTGTCTGAAAAAACGCCTGCCGCTGCACCATGTTCAGGGAAAGAAAGAACCCCTCAAAGACATAGGCGGCGGGAGAAAGAGCCGTTGGGATGGGGCTTGTGTCCCGCTTGTCGTAGTCGTCCGGGATCTGAGACAGCATATAGTCCAGAATAGCCCGGTACTGTGCGGTAGAAAAATCGATCATGCTGCGGTATTCACCTCCGTGCTTGCCTGCATTTCGCCGTAGATCGTGGAGACGGTAAAGGATGCTGTCATGGCCTGTCCCTGCACCGTGTAAGAAAAGTCCTTCACGCCGGTTACCCGGTCGTCCACGGTCAGGGCCTCTTCCAGGCGGCGTTGCAGTTCGGCAGCCACATAGCCCGGGGCTTGCCCCAGCAGCCCCTCCCACTCCATGCCGCTGTAAGAGCGGAAGATCTGCCAGCGATAACGTTCCACGTTCAGAATGATGGTCACGGCCTGTTTTACGGCCTCATACCCATCACATTCCCCGGTGATGCGGCCAGATGTCTGGTCAATGAACCAGGTTCTGGACGGCTGAGAAACGTACTCCACGCCGCCGGAAAGGTCGATGGACGGTCCTGTAGGAAGCGTAGCCATTACGAATCACCTCCGTATACTCGGGAAAGAACAATAAACTTCTGGCCGCTCTGAACGCGGAGGAGCAGCACTTTGTCCCCGGCTTTCAGGGCCGGGTTCAGGATGATGTAGTTCTTATCCTTGCTCAAAGGCAGCGCAGCGCCGTTTTCCCAGCCCACAAAATTTTCTGCCTGCACTTTTGCATCAAATCCATCCGGCAGGGCCGACCACTCCGTGAAGTAGGGCGGAGCCGTGAACGCGTCCTCGCTGGGGCCGGACGGCGTTGCGTGCTTGTGCAGCAGGATCTTGATCTCGTGCCGGTGGCGCAGGATGGGAATTTTCTTTTCAATGACAGGCTCTGCCAGATAGAGCACAGCCTGCTTCAGCGGGGCCATTGCTTCGCTGATCTGGATCTCCAGCTCATCATCATCCGGTGGGGCTTTTGTCACTGTGCCGATCTGCAGGTCTGTGGGCTGCCCGGCATCGTTGGTCTGCCGGTAGATCTCCTGCAATACTGCCAGTAAATCCACTCTTCTCCCTCCTTACAGTGCTTTTGCTTCCAGTTCCATGGTGTGCTCGTCATTTTTGAAGGTGTGTTCCGCCTTTTCCAGCATGACATACCGTTTGAACGGTTCGCCGTCCAGATCGGACAAGTTCACCAGGATCAGCGCCCCCGCCCGCAGGCCCGGCACGCCCAGAGAAGAGAACTTGAGCTGCTGCAATACCCGGTTGTAATACTCCAGGCTCACTTTCGCCTGCTCCTTTACCTGAGCATCGTTGGCGGCCTCGTCCACGGTCTGGTACAGCTGCAAAAGGCCCCACTTCCCGATATGTTCCGAATCCTTCATCACAAATACATCCGCCTTTCCCGTCTTCTGATTGGGCCGGGCCAGCTTGATGCTGTTGTAGGTCTGGGTGTCGATGGAGGAATCGAAGGTGTAATTCGTCATCAGGCTGTAATCACCGATGACGATATCGGTTTTCAGGTCGTTGGCCTCCTTGAGAGCCAGCCCGTCGCCGGAATCGTAGAACACATAGACCTTGCCGGTGTTGAGCAGGGTCTTTTGCAAGGCGGTGTTGATGATGTCGATGCAGCTTTTGTCCTGCATGATGAGGGAGGGCAGCTTATAGCCGGTGTCAGCCAGCTCGCCCACGTCCAGCTCAAAGTCCTCCGCGATCTGCTTGATGATGTCCCCGGCGCTCTGGCCGTAGAAGGAGTAGCTGGCGTTGGCCTTGAGATACCGGATGCGGTCATAGCAGACCACGTCCACAGGCCCCCAGCGGTCAAAGCCACGGGTGAACACCCAGCCGTAAAACTGAAGCTGACCATCCACGGAAAAGCGGATCACGTCTCCCTCTTCCAGCTTGGATTCCGGGGTGCGAAGATAGGTAAAGGTCAGCTTGCCCGGCTGACCGGTGCGCTGGGTAGACCAGACCACCTGCGTGGTGCTGTTCGTCAGGTTCAGGGTGTTTCCGGTGGCTTTCTGAGCGGCCAAAAGCTCATAGGTCATCCTTCCACCTCCTGCAGGCTGTTCTCCGGCATCCAACCCAGCACAGTGCCGCCGGTGTCTGCCACGCAGACGGGGCATGGCCGGGAGCGGTCGATGATGCGCCGCACCACAACGATCTGGCCATGGATGCTGGTCAGAACTTCCTCCCCGCTGCCGGTACCGTAGACTTTCCCGGTGGCTTTCCGTCTGGCCCCCACAACGAGCTTGTCTGAGGGGGTGCTTCTGGTTGGGGTCAGAGAGAGCTTTACAGAGCCTGCGGCATCCACCGCAGTGTTTACCGCCGTAGCTGCTGAAACAGCCCGTGCGGCCACGCTGGCCACGTCAGAGACGATGCTGGCCGGGGAAAAGGTTCCGGTCTGGCCAGCGCCCCGCACAACAGCCCTCTGCGGGGAGTAATCCTTGTACTCTGTCAGGCTCAGGTCAAAATAGAAATCTCCCGTCTCCGCGCCGCGCTCCTCTGCCTTGAAACTGGTAACGAGACACCGAAAGCCCAGGCTCGGCCCCAGGAACGGTACGCCGTTCTCATAGAACCGGACGGGCGTGTAGACGATGGGGGACTTTTTCTTCATGGCGGTGGTGAAGAACGCCATATAAACCGCCGGGGGCAGATGAATGCCGGTCTGGCCCGGCAGCCGCCGCCCGGGCAGCAGGCCCGAAATGGACACGGTGCGCAGGTTCGGCGTGCGGGGCTGCATGATGGGGCCAAGGCCCAACACGTTATAAGTTCCGTTGTCGGCAGAAAGGGTCTCCGGCAGCTTTTCCGGGTTGATGGGCAGAGCGATCACCGTTGCGCCGCTGGAAAAGTAAAGTTTGTACAGGGACATCTCTTTCTCCTTACTGCACGGTGACGGTGCTGCCTGCGTTCATCATATCCAACAGAAGGTCCCGCAGGTTGTCTGCCAGATCTCGGGCATCCTTTTCGGTGTTGCCGGTGTTCTGCCCCTGCACAGTGATCATGGGGGTCTGGCTTGTCAGGTTGACATTGTTGACGTACTTGCGCTCTGCCACATCCACCAGCATCTTGATCTGCTCATCGGACAGGTCAACGGTTTTGGCGATCTTGCCGGTGTTCTTGTCGATGTTGCCCAGCAACTCATTGGCGCTTGTAGCTTGCGGAATTTCCAAATTTCCCGTTCCTGTGCTTCCAAACATGCTGGAAGCACCCAGATTTGATCCCCACTTATATCCGCTTGCATAAGCGGAATCGAGGTCTTTTGCTGTCCACGGTTTGACGACTTCCTTATAGTCGTTCGTCCAAACTTCCCACTTGCGGGCGTTTTGAAACTGTGAAATTGTGTTATCCGCACGGGTCACCCAATCAACATCAACGCCCGGCAGAAGGTTCACCACGCCTTGTGCGGCCTGAAGAATTCCCTTCAATGCGTTCATCACATTGATACACAGGTCATAGAACGCAATCTTAATCGTTGCAATCGGGTTGTTGAACACATTCGCCAGAAAGTTAGCGACTGCCGCAAATGCATTTTGCATTGGAAGCAGAACGGAGTTAAAAATAAACGCTCCAGCTTCTGCCAAGGAACCGGCGACTATTCCCGCCGCTGCCCTTGCGCTTCCAGCATATCGAACGAATGCGCTTGCAAGGCCCAAAATAACAGGAGCAAGAAGTGCAGCAATTCCAAGCGGAACCGCAAATGCGGCAAGTGTTGCAATTTTACTTGCATTTGCCGCAATTGTAACAACGCCAAGTGCCGCTGCAAAAGCCAGCGCCGCCGGGGCGATGCTTTCCATGTTATTGGCCACCCAGTTGATGGCCGTCAGCAGCGGTTCAAGCGCCCGGACGGCGGTATTGCTTGCCACCGTCCAGACCTGCGCCCAGGTCATGGGGGTCTTTTCAAACTCCGCGTTCGTGTCCTTGGCCGCCGCAAACAGTGCGTTTTTCACAATGTCGGCAGTGATCTGTCCCTGAGAGCCCATCTCGCGCAGTTCGCCCACGCTGACTTGCATATAGTCTGCAATGGACTTTGCCAGAGCCGGGGCCTGCTCCATCACGCTGTTCAGCTCATCGCCGCGCAGCACGCCGGATGCAAGTCCCTGTTCCAGCTGGAGGATCGCGGCCTGCGCAGACGAACCGGACGCACCGGAAAGGGCCAGCTGCTTGTTCAGCTGCTCTGCGAACTGCACGATCTCTTTGGAGCTGTTGAACGCATCACCGGCCATTGTGCCAAGCTGGGAGACCAGCCCCATGGTATCGGTAAAACTGCCCCGGGAACGCTGGGCCGACTGGTAGATCATCGTTTCCAGCTCCTGCGTGGTCTGCAGGCCGTCGTTCATTCGGTCAAGCCGGGCACGCATGGAGACCAGACTGTCAGACAGGTCAACGGCCTTTTTCAGGCCCTGAATGCTGACATAGGACGTGGCCAGCCGGAGAACCGAAGATGTCAGGGAGTTGGTGACGCTTTGCGCCATATTTTCCTGCTCCTGCAGCCGCTTTGTAGCTGCTGCAGCCTCATCTTTGGCCGATGCCGCCACACTGGCAGCGTTTTCAGCTGCTTTCATGGATTGGGTCAGGGTCTGCTGCTGCGCTTCCAGCCCTCGAATGGTTGCGCCTAATTTCTCGGTCTGGGTGTCCAACTTTTTGAACGCTTCCGTGTTCTGCTGCCCAGCGGCTACCATTTCTTCCTGCTGTGCCACATACGATTCAAACTTTGCATTCGCAGAGATCAGCTGCCGAGAAACGCTGTTCAGAACAGACTGATAGTTCCGGGCTGCGGTCTGTGCCGCTGTGGTAGAGCTTGATGCTCTCTGTGCGGCCTGAATGTATGCGCCAAAGGAAGAGGAAAACTGATCCTGAAGGACAAGCGTTTCCTGAATTTTAGCCATTTCGTCCCGCCTCCTTCATTCGCTGGGTCTCCTCTCTGCGCTTCTCCATGGAGCGCAAAGCAAATGCCCTTACCAGCGCCTTTTCACGCGCCGGCAGGGCATCGTACTTGCCGGGGGACCAGCTGAGGTTATCGAAGCAGTAGTATGCCACCAGCACGTCGATATCCCAACTGCCCCCGGAAATCAGTTTTTTGCCTCTTCGTCCAGGCTCTTGTCAAAGCCGGAGAGCTTGCTCACGGCATCGATCAGGCGGCCAAACTCACCGGCCAGAAGCATCTTGCCGGGAACCTGAACCGGGTCTTTGGTGCCGTATTTCTCACACAGCTCCGCGCTGCGGAAATCAGGGAAAACAGTAGCTTCCACGATGGTGCGGGCACTCAGCTCGTTGGCATCAATGGAATCCTGCCACTGGCCGTCCACCTTTTTCTGCCGGGTGGCTGCCTTGATGATGGCGGCGTTCTCCTCCTGGGTCAGGGAGCGGATCTTAAAGGGGACAGGCTTGCCGTCCTCACCCAGAAAGCGCTTGGAGATGATGACTTCCTTTTCCTCGGTGGTGACGGTGGGGTTCAGAAATGCAGAAAGTGCGCTCATAAAAAATACCTCCTAAAATCAGTTGCTGCCCAGATTGGCAGGGTCGTTGAATGCTTCCAGACGCTTGACGCTGGTATAGCTGAAATTGAAATCGTAGTTCAGCATGGCCTCCTCGTCGTCCAGAATGGACAGCGGGATATCGCCGGTCAGCACGCAGCCGTAGTAGCCCATCACCTGCGCGCCCACACTGGACGTGGGGTCCTGGTTGGTGATGGTGATGTCAAACATGTCCTGCACGCCGTTTTCGATATAGTTCAGCACCATATCGGTGAACAGGTTGGAGCCGTTGGAGCCGAAATAGACGTTGCCGGTGCCGGTCTGAGTGACACCGTTTGCCTTTTTCTGCACCTTTCGGGTTCCGATGGTCTTCATGTCCGAAGTCTGAATGCCCGCGATGGTCTTGATGTTCCGCATACCTGCGGCTTCCAGAATGCGGCCGTTCCGGGTGATGGTGATCTTGCCCTCCGCACCGTTCAGGGTGTCCTGAGCCATTAAATAACTCATCTTTGTTCCTCCTTACGCCACATCCAGAGTGATATAGATCTTGTTGGTGCTGCCCACGGCCTCGATGGCCAGAGTGATGAGCACAGCATCCTTTGCCTCGCCCGCTTCCACAATGACATCGGTCTCGCCGTCAAAGTTCTGGATGCCGCCGGATGCCTGGATCTGATCCAGATACTTGACGATGGCGCTCTTGTACTGTCGGCGGCCGTCCTCGGTGTTGTCCACAATGCCAACATAGCTCTGGGCGAACTGCTTGTACAGATCGTTGGCAATGGTGTTGCACAGCCGCATGGTGCGGTTGTAGCGGTACACCTCGCCGATCTCGCTGGTATAGGTGACCAGAGAGTTGATGTCATACTCCACCCGGACGGTGCCGTCATCGGCGTTGAACACAAACTTGCCCGCGTTGATGGCATCCACATACTGGTTGTGGGTCATCTTGGGGGAAACGTCCACCGCGTTGGGAACGGCGGCATTCGTCAGGTCGTTGGCGTAGGTCGCGCCGGAAAGCGCACCGCCGACCCACCAGACGGCTTCCTTCGGGGTCAGGGTAGTGCCATCGTTCATTACCAGACCGCTGCACACGTTGACGATAAAGCGGGTGTCAGGGTTGGTGGCATTGGCTTCTACCAGCTGAGAGAAGCGGCCCACTTCGGTGTTCACGCGCTTGATAAAGGTCTCCATCGCGGTCTTTACGGTGGCATCCTCGCCGTCGTACAGCATGGAATCGAAGTTGTAGGGCTCGATGTTCGTCAGGTAGGTGCTGTATGCGGCAGAGTTCACCTCGCCGTCCTTGCCGCCGGAAAGCTGGGTGCCGACATTTGCGGCCAGAGTGCCCGTGCCGCTGAAATCCACCCAGTCATTGCCGGTCAGGTCTGCAACGGTCTTGCCAGTCTGCTGATCCTTCACCACACCGTCAACGACCGTGGAGACCTGGAAACTGCCCGCAGGTTCCGTCAGTGCAGTGACGATCACAACGATGTCATTGCCTCGGGATCCGGGAAATTTTGCGGTAGCCGTCAGCGGGGCGATAGCGCCGGTGGCCTTTGCGCTGTCCGCAGCGGCCGGGCGGTAAAGCAGCAGCTTGGTGGGTGCTGCGGTGCGGTTGGATCCGCTGAAGATCATGGATGCAAATCGATTGTGTGCGTCTGTGATGTCGTAACCGGTATAAGGGGTCAGGTCATCTCCGGCGGCGATCTCCATCACCTTGCCAACGGGACCCCAGCTCATGGGTTCGCAGATCGTGACCTTGCCGCGGTCGCCAACGGTCAGATTCTGCTGGTTCTTGGAGCGAAATTTGAAGTAAATGCCGGGCCGCACCTTGTTCTGTACAGTCCAGGTTCCGCCTGCTGCCATAGGGTGTCACTCCTTCCAAAATTCTTTCACAGCGGCCTCAGCCTCTGCGAGGGTGTAAAACGGTTTGTGTAAAACAACAGCCAGAAAATCCGGCTGATACCCCGCAAAACGCGGGTCTTTCAGCAGCACTTCCCGGCTGTATTGGGTGTTATCCTGTTTCATTGGTCTACCTTCTGGTTTACGGTCTGGGTCTGCATCTTCACTGCGTCCACGGGCTTTTCCACAAAAACACGCAGCTCAAATTTATAATGCAGGCCGTCATCGTCGATATCCGCGCTGCGCTCGTAGGCGTGCAGGAGCTTTTCCGCTTCTGTTCCATCGGAATAAGGAAATGTTTCCATGCAGAAATCGAGCGCCTCAGCGGCTTGGTTGTACTGCTGGCGCAGGTCTGTGAGGTTATAGTCCAGCAGATAGGTCAGGTCGAGCCGGATGGTGCGCAGCCAGCGCCCGCCGGGGTAAGGCTTGATGTCACTGCCCCGCTGCTGGATAAAAATGCAGGGCGGCTCTACGCCTTGCTGTGCAGGGTCTTCCAACATCTGCACGCCGGGCAGGAAGGGAGCCAGATACTCCGCCAGAGACCGGGCCAGCGTTGTGATGGTAAAGTTCATTTCAGCATCTCTCCCAGCTTGTTCACGGCTTTTTCTGTCTCCACCTTCACGGTGTGCTTATAGGCTTCAATGCCAGCGTCTGACATGTGCAGGCCCTCAACATAGGTCGTTTTCGTGCCCACCATCATGCCGCCGGGCTTGCTCATATCGATCTGCAAGAGACCGCTAGATGGCTCGACTGTAAGGTGCGGCACAAAGTGCTTGTCCATCCGGTGGCCGTCGTTGACGTAGGAGGCATAATTTGCATTATTACTCAGGTTCGTCACAAGTTCCCCGCCCAGAAGTCCATAAGGCTCTGTTCGGCTGTCAGTCGCCCAGCGCTGCTTCAGCTCCCCGGTGCGGGTATTGGTGCCGCTCAGGCTGTCCGCTGTGGGCGGGGTCTTATCCTGCGCCGCTTCCACAGCCCGGAGGGTGGCATTGCGGGCAACGTCTGCAAGCATTTCGGGAAAAGCGGCCTGCGCCGCTTCCAGCTTCTTGATGTACTCCTGCAGGTTCATTTCACACGCTCCTGACTGAGAAGCGTGATCTCCTGATGGGCCAGCCCGGGCAGCACTGCCCCGAAGGGCTCATAGTACAGGTCAGGGTCCCCGGCAAAATACCGGGTCTCCTGCAGCGCGTATCCCAGCCGCGCCCCTCTGTGGATCACCAGCTCATCACCGGGCTTGATATCCACATCGATATCGCAGGCCAGCTTGTCCGTTTTCTGGACATTGGCTGCTGTCTGGGTCATCGTCGGGGCCTTGTCCTGGCTGCGGTACACCCGGCACGGAACACCGGATCGGACGACCTTCCGTTCCTTGCGGGTCAGATTTCCGTCCTTCACGGTTTCCGTGCGCCTGATCTCCATCAGGTCGGTATACCAGTTACTCCAGTTCATGGGTGCACCTCACATCACAAAAGTTCCGGCCGCACCGATAAAGCGGGCACGGTTTGCCAGCATCTGACCGTAGGTGGTGGCGTTCAGGTCGCCCCAATCCTCTGTTCCTGCGGTCAGGGCGCTGGTGTCGTAGGTCACGGAGCTGTCACCCAGCGTAGCAGACTTCACCACACCCACCAGAGCGCCGGACGCTGCCGCCTGCGCCGGGGTGGCGGTGCTCTCCGCATAGGTGCGCAGCTGCAAAGTGACGTAGTGGGCCACATAAAGCCCCACGGCATAATGCCAGCTGTCCAGCCATTTATCAGGCTGAATGCTGACGTTTGCCATTTTCACGATCTCTTCCAGCATCGCATCCGGCAGGTGGCAATTGCCGTCCGCGTCACAGAACTGCGGGTATTCCGCCTTGAACTGCTCTGCTGTGTAATTGCCCACACTCTGCCCCAGATTTGCGGCCTGCGCAAGAATGCCCTGAAACTGCGGTTTCATCGTCCAGCACATGGGCAGCCTCCTCAGTCTTCCTGCGGTTCGGAAGGCTTGTCCCAGTCCGCAGTCTTTTTCTTGCGGACGGGCTTGTCCCAGTCCGCAGTCTTTTTCTTGCGGACGGGCTTGTCTGCGGCATCCTGTACGGCCTTGTCACTGCGGTTCGTGGGCACGATGTCACCATCGGCCACCAGCGCCTTGAAATAAGCCGTCTCTGCCGCCCAGTCCGGCACTTCGACCAGCTGCTCCCGATGGAGCGGGAAGGTCTGAGAGCCGTCTGCGCTGGGCAGGATGATGTTTGCTTTGGAAAGCACAAAAGCCATTTCTGCCACCTCCTGATCAGATGCCGTCCACGTACAGCATGGAGGTCTGATACATGAGCTGCACCTCGGATGCGTTTGCCATATAGGCGGTGTCGTAGCAGACATTGGTGACGTTGGGGGCGCTCATCACGCGGGACAGGGGCACCAGCTCGTCCGCCTTGACAAAGCGGCGGTTGTTGACGTACACCACCATGCGGTCACCGCCGGAAGCACCAGCGCCCTTGACCCAGCGGGTGGGAACGATCTCCAGATCCACGCCGTGGTTTGCGGCCACGTTGTGCTTTTTCAGGAAGTCGTAGATGGTCTCAGTGCCCAGGTCACTCACCATGGTGGTGGTGATGTAGCTGTACTGCTCATAGGGGATCAGGATGTGGTTGGGAATGCCTGCCTCGTCGTACTCGTTGGCAGCCCACACGGCAGTGATGGCGTTGTTGATGTCCGTCAAAATCTGCTTGGGGGTCTTGTCCGCCCACTTGGCAGAGGAACCGGTGCCAGAAGTTGCGGCAGTGGTCTTGGTGACATCGGGGTTGTTGACCAGGCCGGTGGTGGCATACTCATCAAAGCCCACGTAGGTGTTCTGATCCATGTGCTTGTCATAAGCCAGCCGGATGCCGTCCTGCAGCATCTGGTCAAGGCTGCGGCCGATGAAGTTTGCGCGCTGCATATCCACGAACATCACGCGCAGAGCGGCGGCAAAGACATGGGCTTTGAATGCACCCTTGCTCACGCTGGCCTGCACCACAGGGATGCCGTTGGAACCGCCGCCGTTGACGGCAGAAGCGCCGGAGCCGCCCGCCATGCCGTAGGCCACGGACATGGCGGAGACGTAATCGACCCAGCCGCCGCCTACCTCGATGGGGATATCACGGGGATAGGTGACGCTGGTGAGGGGCTTGCGGATCAGCGGGTCACGCTTTTCCAGCTCGCTGGTGAGGAACGCATTGCCGCTCTGGATAGCAGCCGCGTCCATGGTGGGAGTGCCGCCGGGCAGCGCAGCACCGGCGTTGTTTACGGTGAAAGTACCGGCATTGGTGGTGCCGACGTTCTGGAAGTTTGCCATAGTCTAAGCCCTCCTATCAGGCGTTTGCACGGGTGAGGATGACCAGCTCGGCCACGCCGTTGGCATCAGCCGCGCCGCCCCACTGGCAGTTGGTGAGTTTGACGGAGTTTCCGGCGGTCTTGTCGTCCACTTCCGCCTCAAAGCCGCCGACCAGTGCGGTGGCATAGTCAGCGGTTTTGGCAATGCGGACGTAAACGTCACCGCCCAGAGCCGGGGTCCCGCGCTGGCACAGCACGTTGATGCTGCCGCGCTGAAACACGCTGCAGGCCTCGCCGGGGGCGTATTTGCCGCCGTTCTGGTCAGGATAGACCAGGGCACTCTTGACCTCGCTGCCTGCAATGCCTGCGAACTGTGCAGCGGTAGTGCCTGCGCCGCCCATCACGATGACCTTGCCGCTGTCATACTTCAGGGCAGTGCCAAAGGGAATGTTTTCGGTGCCGCCAACGGGGCGGGTGTTGACGATCATATCCGGCTGACGGGCATAAGTGCCAGCAAAGCCGTGGGGCATGGTCTTGCCGATAATCTGAGTGTTCAGGGACATGGTTTAGTCCTCCTTCTTCATGTGGGGATTGCGGTCGTTGTAAGCGGACTGGGAAGCCTGGCACAACTGCTCATACCGGTTCTTACCGGATGCGCTGGCGGCAGCGGCGGCGCTGTCCTGCGCAGCCTTTGCGATGGCATCCACGGAGCTGGTGCCCTTGACCTGCTCGATCAGGGCCTTGGACAGGGCATCACGGGTGGCCTTGTCCTGGACGCTGTTGATGATGGGGCGCATGGCCTTCAGCAGATCCAGGCCGCTGTCATTGGCGGCAGGCTTTGCGCACTCGTCCTCGGAAGGAACAGTGGTGGAACCGCTTTCGTCCTTGCCCTCTTCCTTCTTGTCAGGCTTTTCGCCGGACATTTCAGCGATCACCTTGTCCAGGTCTTCCGGCTCTTTGTCCTCTGCCTTTTTGGTGTTGGCAGCGATCAGCTGATCCAGCTTGCCGGAAAGGTTGTTCAGTGCGTCCAGAACAGCAGTGTTCTGGGTGTCAGCGGGTACTGCATCCCCAGCGGGTACTGCATCCTGCGCCGGAACGGCGGGTGCTGCATCCAGCGCTGCGGCAGCGGTCTCCACCATACTGTCAAGCTCTTCGGGGGCCGCGTTCTTTGCCGCCAGACCGAACAGAGACAGCAAACTCTTGCTCTTGCTCATGTGTTTTACCTTGCCTTTCTCCGCCGGAAGTTCGGCGGCACTGTCTTTAATTGCGACATCACGGCCAGCGCGCCCACGGGGCACGATGGCGATGTGATTTCCTCTGATATGGGTCTGCCGGTATCCTGCACCGTCTGCCTCGTACTGGCAGTAATAGCCGCAGGACACATCCCGCATGGCCCCGTTCTTGACCTCGGAGATCAGTGTGGGGTCTTTCAGGTACAGGTCAGCCACCAGATAATCACCCACTCGGCGCACATTCTCTGCGTGGCCTTTGGAGTAGGCGGCCTGATTTTCCTGCACGATCATCTCCGAGGGATGGGTATTGGTGACATCTTTGCCCTCAAAGCTGGCAATTGCAGCCGGGTCAAACACGTCCTCGGCGCTTCGTGTCACCTGAAGAACACGCTCCGGCATCCCGTCCAGCCCGATTTCCCGGGCCAGATAGTTCTGCGTGCCGGTACGGGCGATTTTGACATCGTGGCAAATTAAAAAGCCCTCCGGCGTTTCCGTCATGTGAGGGCTCAGTTTGCTTCCATAGTACGCAATCAATCGGCATCACCTCCGCTTCTGTATGCGTTCATCCATTTGTGATATTTTTCGTCGTCTGCCAGCTTGTGCCGCTGGAAGGTCTCAAAGGTCTTGGGCACCTTGTCTCCCAGAGCCGTGCGGTAATTTTCCCACTGGCGGTAATCCCGCAGCCACTTGGAGCGTCCCTGCTGCTTTTTGCGGTAGGCTTCGATCTGTGCCTTGGTGCGCGGGTCCCGGCTGTAGGGATTTGTTGTGGGGTCAGAAAAGTGCCTGATCCGTTCCAGTTCTTTCTCCGTCCGCCCGGCGGGTGTCCATGGACGAAGGGCGTGCAAGCAGTTCGGGTGGATGTTCAACCAGCTGTTGGTCAGGTCATTTGGCCCGGCGGGGTCTACTTTGCCGAACGCATCCGAAAGAGGAGGGAAGTGCGGGTCTTTACCGCTCTTGCTGTATACCCGTCCCTCATACGGAGCGCAGAGGGCACAGGTTGTGCCGTGGGAGCTGATCTGATACAAGTCCTGCCCCTCGTCCTGCGTCACCACAGACAGGATTTCGGCCTGCCGAGACGTGGTGCGGGAGACCATCGTTGCATAGGTATGCAGGCTCCAATTGCGGCCCGCCTTGTCTGTGAACGCCGTCACGCCCTCCCGGCGCAGAGCATCCACAAAGGCGGGAACGCTCTGGTTCACGCCCCTTCCCACAGCCTGCTGTGCCGCCACCTGCTCCAGACCGATACGCCGGTATACGTCCGGCTCAGTCCGGCCCAGAAGGGCGCTTTGCAGAGCGGAAAGCACCGTCAGGTTTCCGTCCACCAGCTGGCCCATGAGGTTCATCGTGAGCTTCTGCACGATATCCGTCTGGGTGCTGGTAAGGCTCTGGGCGTTGGTGTAGCCGCGCAGGTGCTTTTCCACGGTCTCGCCGGGAATCGCCCGGGCCTCCGGGTGATGGACATAAAACTGCGCCTCGACCATGCGGGGCACATACTCCCATTCATCCGTTTCCAGCTTTCGGAGAATTTCCTGCACCCGTTCCAGTGCGGCCACGGCGTGATAGTCCACAAGCCCCCGACTGCGCAGGCGGCCGATCTCGTTGATGATATCGGTCTCAGCCTTGAGATAAATCCGGATCAGGCGTTGCAGCTCCCGATCAGGGGATGCACGTGCAAGGGTCGGCATGTATTATTCGCCCTCCTCGGTGTCTTCCTGCGTCTTTTCTGTCATCAGCCCTGCCAGCGGGTCACGCAGGGCGGTCACGTCCTGATAGGTCTGGCCCTGCTTTGCGGCGATCAGTTCGTCGGTCAGGGAGCCGAACAGGCCGGTCTCGTCCTCTAGTTTCTTGAGCTCGCGCATTGCCACATCTGCATCCAGAAGCCCTGCCTGAAACGCCGCAATGATGACATCGGTCTTTTCCTTGGCGATCGTCGCCGTCTCGCTTGCGGTGGGTGTCCACAGCGGCGGGAACGTTACATCAAGGTCGATCTGCTCAATTCCTGCGCTGCGGGCCACTACAGGAAGCAGCTTGTCCAGAATGGGCCGCAGTTTGCTTTCCCTCAATGTGTCCACGTAGTCATAGTAATTTTTCAGGTCGCTTTCGCCGGTGGCGTTCATGCCCGCCGGGGAACGGCCAAAAAGCTTGGTCATGGGGTAGTGGGAGGCACCGCACAGGTTCAGGCACATGCTCTCGTACACGTCAGACAGGCCTGCAAAGGTGTACTGGGTGTTGCTGATCTTGTTTCCCTGCTCCACCAGCTGCATCCCGAAACTGGAGCGCAGGACCTTCTGGGCCTGCATGGTGTTCCAGAAACGACGCTGCACATCCGGGCTGGACATGGAGAGCAGCTGCTCCAGCCCCTTTACCTCCATCGTGTTGACGTTCGCCTGGAAGGTCAACGCAGCCATGTTGGCGCTTACGTTGTCGTGAGCCACCACGTCATTATAGAGCGCTTCCACCTCGGACTCGCCCCAGTAAAGCTCCGCCTGCCGTTCCAGATCGGGAAGATCCCGGCCCACAAACCGCACAAGGCGGGAGTGATGGACACGGGCGGCAGTGTGCCCGGCGGCATCGTTGATGCTGTAATACTCCGGGACCAGCTCTCCGCCCTCAAAGGTCAGGCCTGCATCCGGGCTGATACCCTGCCAGCGGTCGAGGATGTACAATCCACGGAAGCTGCCGGGAAGAATAGCCTCTGCATCCAGCGGGCGGGAAAGGTCCTCCTGCCCGTCAATGAGGATAAGCCCGGCGGCACCGCCATACAGGCGGCCCCATTTTAGGCCAGTGCTCACACGGTCACGGAGCCGGGTGGAACGCTCCACAGTCTGGATCGCCTTTCCTTGCTCTGGTGTGGTGCTCTTGAGGTCGTACCACTCTCGCAGCATATCGTCCACGAGCAAGCCCACAACGTTCTGCACCACCCAGTTGCTGCGGTACAAGCTGTTCAGCAGGGCGTAATTGTCCGTCATCCGGGTCAGCGGGTATTCCGTTGCTTCCAGCGGGCTTTGGGAGCCGTACCCCAGCGAGAACAGCGGGTTGGAAAATGCGTCCAGCGTGGCCGTCATCGGTTTCTCTGTGCCCCCGGCGGGGCGGCTTTTGTTACGTCTGGACACGTTCAAACCTCCAATCAGGCAGTGAGTTGATATAGTAGCGCAGGGCATCCGGGCCGTGGTCCTGCTGTTTGATGGGCTTTTCCACGCCCATGAGGGCGGCTTTATCATCCCACCGGTATGTGCCGAGTTCATCCAGCAGCCCTTCGCAGTCGGTGGAGATCAGCAGATCGCGGTGGGAAAGGAGCGTGCTGCACTTGCGGATGCCGTTCAGTACGTCGTTGTTTCCTTCCATCACATAAACGCCGCGCTGTCGCAAGGCTGTGATAAAGGACGCTGCCGCCGGGTCAACGATGGCGGCGCAGGGGTCTTTCCCCATAAACTCCATGAAGGCATCGGCATACTCTTCATCTGTTTTCTGCCTGTGCTCCTGGCGGCTGTCCCACCGGTATTCCCGATGTACCCGGACTTTCTCGCCGTCATCGTATACATCGAGGTAGACGGTCGGGTTGGTGGTTCCGTAGTCGCATGTAATGGTACGGGTGGAAAGGCTCTTGAATCCCACCGGTGCGTCCTGCGGGCGGTATGTGTTGGCGGTGGTGTCCATCATATCGTAGATCAGGCCCTCGGCCATCACCCAGCGGCCCAGAATGTAGCGTTCATAGAACACGCCGCTGTACATGCTGCGGTAGCGTTCCCGGGTGCGCTCATCCAGTGACGGGTTATCGTCCATCAGGAAGTGCAGATGCAGCGCCCGGTGCTTTTTGGCCTGTAAGATCCACTCCTTGCGAAACCAGTGCTCGGGGTTTTCCGGGTTGCAATTGAACCAGGACTTGGCACCGGTGACAGAGCATCGGGCCAACGCCTGCTCCACAAAGCTGCGGGGCATGAGCGCCACCTCGTCCAGAAGCACCCCGGCCAGCGTGATGCCCTGAATGAGCATGTAAGAACTTTCGTCCTTACCGCCGAACAGGTACACCATGTTCACCTTGCTGCCGCGCTGCACCGTGAGAACGTGGCCGCTGCGGTTGTAGGTGATCTGGAACTGCTGCTGCAAGTACCGGACAGACAAAAGCGGCTGAACAATGTTGCGTTCCACCGCGCCCACGCTCTTGCCGCAAAAGGCGAAAGAGCAGTGGTTGAATTCTGCCATCATCCAGAGCACGAAGGACAGGGACATGATGGAGGTCTTGCCGGAACGTACTGCGCCGTCGCAGATCAGGGCATCGTAGTCGCTTTCATACGGGAAGGTCAGGATCTGTTTTTGCTTCGGAGAGAAGCTCATTTCTTAAACTCCTCCTTCAAGCTCTTGGTGATGGGGTCGTCCTCAACGGTCTGCATAGCTTCACTCTCAACCGGCTTGTCCTTCCATCCGAAGTTTACCTGCAAGCTGAATCTTGCGCCGTTTGTGCCGTCCCGATCGAACAGCCGTTCTTCGGCGTATTTCTCGCACCGTAGTTTCGCGCGCGTTATCGTGTCAGAAAACTCGGGCTTGCCTTGATAGTCGATTAAAGATTGCCGAGACTTAAAACCCAACGCCAAAGCTAGACCGGTGACAGTTTCTGGACGTTCGTCGATTTTTATCACGTTTCCGTATTTGTCCAAAACAGGCTTTCCGGTTTCGTCTTCTAGGACGCTCCCTTCACAGCTTTTGAAGAACTCTTCGATTTTTTTCTCAAGTTCTTCTTTGCTCTCAAAGACGGGCGGTCTGCCTATTCTTTTTTTTTTGCTGTAGGCCACCGCCACCACCTTCCTAAATCAGGGTATAATAAAACCCCGCCCCAGTGTGGGGCAGGGTCGAGTTAATTTGTCTTACTGCTTCTTAAGATAGTAATTGATAAGATAAATCTGGCCTTTCCCGGTGACTTTGGTCGTCTTATCAATAGTTGTGTGTCCATCAGAGTGTACTCGGGTAGATTCGCGCACCTTAAACAGCCCCAGCTCCATAGCCTTTTGTGTAGGCATATTGAAATCCGAACGCTTGCGGTCTTTCACAAGGAACCCGTCAGCTCTGAGCTGTTCGTACAAGCGATTCTGCCCGGTTTCAATGCCGTTCTGCTTGAGCAACTTTGCCAGTTCACTAACCAAAATGCACCGGTCACTCACACTTACGGCATCTGCAAACAGACCTTTGGGCGCAAGCTTTGCGTTCTCTTCGCTGAGTGCCTTGTTCTTATCCTGCTCGGTCTTGAGCTGCTGGCAGAGTTGAATCATGGTATCAGGGTTGAGGATAGCCGCCTGCAACGTCTCCGGTGTCATGTATGCGCCGTGCTTGCGGATACTGGGCAGAACATCGGAAGTGACCCAGTCGGTGAACTTTTCCGCACTGGGCAGCTTGGAACCGAACACCAGACGGTAAAGGTCGGATTCAGGGATGAAAATTGCATCCTGTGTTCTGCCGAGGGAATCCGTGATGGGGTAACGTTTCGTTAGGTCACCCTTGCAGTGGTCGTTGAGTGCCTTGCTCGGGTTGCTGTATCCAAGTGCCTTGGCGATGTCTGCGCCGCAAAACAAAACCGTACCGTCATTGTCCATCGTGCGAACGGTGCCAAAATCGGGGTTGTTGAAAATCTGAATGTTGCTCATTTTACTTTCTCCTTTTTGCTAAAGGCCATGCCATCAGCATAAGCCTGATTCACAAGTCGGCAAATTTCATCGATGAGCCCCTTCAGACTATCATTGAGATCCGATTCTTCCATGTGCGATGAACGAAGGAAGAATTCTTTGGTAACAGGATAGTTCATTGTAAAAACCTCACATTTCATCTTGACAAATCGCTTATAAAAAAATAAAATGGAGGTGCAAGGGGCTTTCGTGATGGTTTGCTTCTGGCGTTTAGCGGTTCAGCGTTCCAGCGCTGGCCGCTTTTTTATATTTCTCGAAACGTGCCAACTGCTCGGCTCTGGTGAGCTTTGCAAACTCCTTGCTAGTCACGGAGCATCACCTCCCGGTATTTGCTCCCTTGCACCTCTGACCTCCTTCCAATGCATCTATTATACTACGATTTGCGTAATTCGTCAATACGTTTTTCGTAATTTCTACAAATATTTTTTACGCTTTGCGTATTGACTATTAACGGATGGCGTAGTATTATAGATGTAGGAAAAGAGGTGCTAGAAATGTCGATAAGCTATCACTTAAAGGCCTTGCTCGCAGACGCAAACATGACCCAAAAGGAACTCGCAGAAGCTACTGGGATTAGACCGCCTACCATATCAGCAATCTGTCTTGGCACTATCAAGCAGTTTCCCGTTGGGGCGCTTGACAAAATTTGTGAAGTGCTTCATTGCCAACCCGGCGATATACTGGAATATATCCCGGACGACCCGAACAAGCCTGAATCCGATGAAGAAACGGACGCTTTGCGTGCCGCACTTCTCAATCAGATCAAAGGTTTGTAATTCAAAGCCCTGCCGCTTGGCGGGGCTTTTTTGCATAGAATAGCCGTCAGCCGGATTTGAACCAGCACCCACGGAATGGATGTGCGCAGTGGTTGGCTGTGCAGTGATGTTCCCGTGGTGTCACCAGCGTTGTCCCGCCTTAAATGGGCGGCGCTCTCCCAGTTGAGCTATGACGGCATATAAGCAGCAACGCCGTAATCTGTTTTTACCGGACAGTAAGACGTTGCCGCTGCATCCGGAACTTTCGCGGCCAGATGCCCCGCTATACTTTACACAGCCGCCCCCGGTCATGCAAAGTCTGGCACTCCAGGCAGGGCTCGAACCTGCAACCTACGGTTTTGGAGACCGCTGCTCTACCACTTGAGCTGCCGGAGTATAAAAAGCCGCCCTTGGAATCGAACCAGCCGTGCCTACACACACGCACCGCGCTCCACATTGCGCTCAGGCGGCCATATAGCAAATAAAAACAGCCCACGGTTCGCCGCCGGGGCTGCTTGAGTTGACGCACATCCTGCGGGGCATGCTGGCCCGCTCGGATTTCCGGTGCTGCTGTTCACGGGCGGAGGTTTCAGGGCGTGGGCAAGATTTCAGGAATCCCACACCCACCCGCACACCGGTGGTGAATCACTCCATGCGTCAGACATGCCGCGTTACAGACTTTGCGGCGTTCGGTGCGATGTCGCGGAGTCGAACCGCGTCCCATCTCCCGGGTCGGTGGGGCACCCAAGTGTTACATCGCATAGAAGCAGCCCGCAAAGCACGGTGTCAAAGCGAAAAAGCGTTAAGCGGCATGAACGAAAGGAGAATCCGTACGGGGCCGCGCTTTGGAAGCTGCTGAGAAGCGGCGCACCGCTTTGCGCGGTTCCGCTTGTAATCATTTTACCACACTTCGATTCACATGTGTTTCACAACGATTCAAATAAAGCGTAGAAATCAAAGCGCTTTCAATGGTCGTTTTGTACATCTTCCCAGATTTCTGCCAAAGCATCAAGCCCCTCGTGGATGTAGGTGGAGACCGAATTGTCTCTGGACAAGCCCACGTCCACCGCAATCTTCTTTTGGGGCTTCAGGTCGATATACCAGCCGCAGATGCACTTTGCTTGCTTTTCAGACCGAGCAGACCCGCTCAGGCAGTAGGCCCGCCGGGCAGCTTCGATGCGCAGTTCACAGAGATCAAGCTCCATCTGCTTGAGGTTCCGCTCTTCTGTGTCGATTCTCTCCACGGCAAAGCCCACCTTGTCACCGGCTCCACCGCCCATCGGCATCCCGCTCATGCTCTGGGTGCACTTTTCTGCAGTATCTCGGATGCGCTGGATCTTCTGCTTCTGGGCCTCGACCTGCTCCGCCAGGTCTCTGCACCGCTGGAACCACGCTTTGACGGTACGGTAGTCCGGAAGTTCCGGCTTGTTCGTGTCAGGTGTCCGGGTTTGGATCATGTATCTGCCTCCATTTCTTCGATTTCGTCGCCCCACGCATCCCAACCAGGAACACGTTGACGGGCAAAAAGTTCTATTCTAGGGACATCTCCCAGCAATTCAACGATTCTGTGTCTTGTTTCGTCCGGCTTTACGCTGTGTGCCTGTATCGGCGATTCGATCACCTGATGCACAGAATGGCTCTTGATCTGGTCGGCGGCTTTGAATCCGGGCTTCACGCCCAGCAGGCAAATTTCGACGTTTGCCCTTGTGTACGCCCCCATTCCCCAAAAATTCGTGTTCCTCTTGCGGTTTTTCTTGATCCAAGCAAAAGCACAGGTCTTGTACTCAAATCCCCACGCCCGCATAACTCGCAGAGCGTCGGCAATTTGTGGGAATGTGGCCCACATGAAGCACGCAGCGCCTTCCTTCGCAAGTTGGTTGACAGGTAACGCACAGAGCTCATCCGTTGTCATAGTGTGGTAATGCTGCTCTGCATTTCCCCGACTTTTTGGCCCTGTTCCATGCTGGCGATAGCTCCACGGTGGGTCTGCATATATGACGGAGTACTTTTTGTTTGGAAAGTCCATATCATCCATCCATTTCCTCGATCCAGATTTCTGCTCTGGGGTTTTTCTTGTCGTAATCCACCCGGCTTCCATCGTGGGCGGCCACGATCTGGCTGTTATCGTCCGCCAGCACCTTGGCCTTCACCAGAATGTCGCAGGTCGCCTCTATGAGATTTGCAAGGTCAACCTTGCGCCGGGTGGCCATGTAGTACACGCACCGCACGTTCACGCGGGCTGTGATGGGGTTGTAAGGCCGCTTGATCTGCCACAGGCACTTTTCCTGATACTGCATGAATGCCTCGCTGGGGGCCACAATGCGGCGGTTTGCGTGGGCCTTGAGGATGCGGGCGGAGTTTTTCTTTGTGCGGGGGTCACCGTAAAGGGTTAATTTCATCTGCCGTCCTCCACATAGCACCAGCTTTGCGGCGGCCGCTCAATCCTTACAGGCTCGTAACCGAATTTTGTCGCCCGCAGCCTTGTGAAATCGCTCAACGGCCGCGGGCGGTCGTAAATTTTCAGGTCGGAAATGTTCCAGCCATACAAGTCTTTCAAATCCGCATAACTCATCCCGGACTTCCATCCGGCATAGTCTTTGACTTGCGGTACTGTGAGACAGCTTCCAGAAATTGCAGACTCGATATCTTCTTTGACGACACAGTATTCAGGGCCAATGCGTCGGATGTCATCGCAAATGAACTCTCCAATGATACGTCCCAACCTTTTTGGATATTTCCAGAGGTTCCATTCGTCCACATTCCGGGCAAGGGAATCTGTAAAAAACTTATCGCTTCCCGTCATGGTGCAGTAGATGTACACCTTGAACGGTGTCCCATGCGCAGGGCAGGACTTGCGGATTTCAACGGTCTTTTCGCCGTCAAGAATTTTCTTGCACCATTCGGGCCGAATGCTCATCAATACAGCTTTCATGCTTTTCCTCCAATCAAATCATCAATGCACATCTGGGTGGCCTGTTCCGGCACATCTTCCCAGCCGATGCCGATGTAGTCAAGCACACGGCCCCAGCCGTACCAGTTTCCGTTTTTGTCCCGGCAGACGTGTTTCATCCAGAACTCCCACTCTTTGGGATTGGTCTCTCGCAAAATGTCGAACCGGTGTGGTCTTCCTTCAACGTGGATGCCAAACCCGCACATTGTGCAGCCGGTGCGCTGTGCCTTTGTGGTGTACAGATTTCCGTCCTTGTCCCGTGCGATCTCGCCGTATTCGGCCGGAATAGGCACATTCAGATCAAGTGCAAGCTGTAAAACGTCCTGTCGATCAAAGATAGCAAATGGGGCGCTGCGGGTGGTTGTCTTTCCGAAATAGTTGCAGCCGTGCATCTTCAGGCTCTTTTCACGCCGCCCGCCCTCGCTTGCCATAAGGCCCATGTATGGCACACTGTTGTGGTCCCGTGCCCAGTCGTTGCAGGGCTTTTCCTTGAGGTAGTAGCAGCAGCGATCAGATACCTTAAACGGTGCAGCTTGGTATCCGAGTGCCGCTCCCTCCGCATCTGCGCCGCCAAACAAGTCAAGCCATTTCTGCGGAAGCTTCATCCGGCTGTTTTTCTGCCATCCGCCATATTCTCCGGTCTCGCCGGTGATGATTGCGTGCCGCACGGTGGCGTTCTGTTCGGTCGGGTTTTGCAGCAGCATGATCTTACCGGCTTTTTCTTTGCTGATTACTGGCCAGCCAAATTCCTGCAAAACCTGAACTTTGCTTTTCAGAGGCTTCAGGAACACAAAAGACGGCGCTTCACCCTCACCCATCCAGTTCTTGTATTCGGTTTCCATCTCTGCTGCCATCTGTTTATGCACCTGCTGCACGCCCTTTCCTTCCAGAGAGGAGCAGGACACACATGTAACTGGCAGCCCGATGTGCTCCAGAAAGTAATGCAGCGTGATGGAATCCAGACCTCCCACGGACAGGTGCACGCCCTTGTCGTGTTCTTTTGCCCAGTAATAGAACGCCTCGGCCATCTCCTGCGCGTGTTCCACCTTGCGCTTGTACTCCCACTTTTGCATCGTCTGAAAGCGCTCGATGTTCGCCAAAGAGCCGTTTTCAGCCATAATTTCTTGTACTGTTCTCATTTTTTACCCCCACTGTTCAGACATGGCTTTTGCAATGCCTGGTGCAGTTTTACTTCTGGCTTTGGCCCGGCCTTCTTGGCCTTGGGTCGTACCGCGAATGCCCTCGCACCATCCAATTTTCTTGTGCTTTTTTCCGTTTGAGATGTATACAGGCTCTGGCGGAGGTAAGCTGTTTTTTCGTTTCAGAGGCGGAAGGTTTTTCAGCCACAGGCAAGTGCGCTTTGTGTGATAGTTTTCAACGTCATCTTCGTTTTCGGCGAAGTAGTACGGATGAATGATCTGGTCTGCTTTTCTGTATACCGTGTTCATTATGCCTACAGGGTTCTCAACTGCAATTTTTGGAACGTCTGCCAATGCAAACCGCATAAAGAAAACTGCTGCCTTTACGCGCTCAGCCCATCTGGAAACAACTTTTTCAGCCGGTGTGACTCGCAAGCTGTACGACCTTGTCGCTGCATTGGACAAATAAGTGCAGGGCGGGTGTGCAATGAGCAAATCCCACTTGCCAACGTCATGCGTTATGCCGTCCATCGTCACGATTTGCCCCCCTCCAGAGCCTTGAGCGCATCTCCAAGAATATGCCACTCAGGGTGTCCTCCGGACGGCTCCTGAATGTCACAGGAATAAGCTTCGTGCCCACGAGCCCGGAACGCTTTACATACTTCCTGCGATTCCTCACAGGCAATTAACACTTTCATTCGCTTCTCTCCTTTGATGGTTTCTGTGGGTACTGCCACTCCACCACATGGTGGATGGTGCCGCCATAGTCAGGGTTCAACCAGCCATCAAAGCCGTAGCAGTCCTTCATGTAGACACCGACCTTGTAGCCCTCCTCTTCCGTGTACAAGAGAAGCTGTTCGCTCACGTCGCACTCAATAGTGCCCTCGTATTTATTCTCGTCCACCTCGTGGTGTAGCAGCGGGATCTCACTGGCCGGGTGCCATTTCAGGCAGGTGCATGCAGGGTGTGCGGTAGGTACCAAATTGACGAGTTTTAACACGTGCTTCAGCGTGGTTGCCACAATGTATGTCGAGGCTGCTTCACATTTCTCAGCCTCAATAATCCATTTTTCAAGATGCCGAATTACATCCTCCGCATAGATCAGTCTTTTTTCAGCCATTTTGATCAACCTCCTTCGGAGGCAAGGGCATCCAGCCCACAACCGGCTTATCTATCGGGCATTCTAGTGCATCATCCGGGGTAAAGTGGCGGTATTCCCACCAGCCTTTCTGGAGTCTATACAAGTCATCTTCTTCGTCATAAATGCCGTAATCATCGACATCTTCCCACTGCCAGAGGCTTTCGTACTGAGAAACAGTTCCGTCCTCATAAAAGGCCGTTGTGATGCAGTATCCTTTCCCGCAGTCAACCAGCACCAGCACTTCGGTTTCAACCTTCGGCGGGTCGGTTTCCGGGTCTCTCCATACGGGCTGCAGGTTTTCCGGGTCAATGGCGGGAAGGCTTTCGAGATCCGTCAGCTCACCTGCAACATCTTCGCAGAACAGGGTGTCAGCATCTTTTCCTTTCGCTTCTTCCTCTGCAAGATCTTTTTTCAAGATGTTTTCCAGCTCGCCAACATCAGCCAGCCGGACAATCTTCTTTTTCTCAGCCATGTGTCAAAACCTCCGTTCTCTTGACATGGATGTCCCGGTACTCCGGGTAGTGGTCGCCCGCCATCTGGCAGGCGTGAAATTCTGCGGCCTGCTAGCTGCTTGCGGTCAGGCGGTAGGTCAGGGCCGCGTCTCCTACCGGGCCGCTGCACAGCACAACAACATGATATTTAGGCACTCTTTGCCTCTCCTTTCTTGCGCAAAGGCCTGCGATTTGCAGCGTTTTTGAGGAAATCGGGGGCTTTTGCTGCATCTTCTGGGGGCCGCGTGACCAGTTTGTCGCGCCCCGCCCCGATGGGGTTCGTCTTGCGGTACTCTTCCACAGACGTGCAGCCCTGCCGGGCGGCTTCCGCCAGTGCCTTGCGGACATAGGCCCAGCTGTGGCCGCCCAGATCCTCGCACTTGCGGATGATCTCTGTCACAAGGTCAGCACCCAGGCGCTCAACGTAAACGGGCAGCTCTTTCCTGCCTGTTTCGCTCAGCTTTCCGATACGGTCCCGGAACTCTTCAAAAACAATGGTCGTCGTCAAGTCGTCTCGCGCATCCGCGCGCGTGTCGGAGTCTACGATAGTAGACGACGACTGTACTTTGTACTTTGTACTTTGACCTTTGTACTTTGGTGTGCAAATGGTTTCTGCCGGTTTCTCCGGAAAACCATTTGGTTTTTCTCGGTTTTCTGCAATAACCATTTGGTTTTTCTCGGTTTTCTTGGGTCTGCCGCCTTTACTGCCGGATTCTCTATGAGCCAAAACGGAACGTTGATACGTTTTAATATTCTCGTCCATGAACGGTCGAAGTGATTCAAAAGCCATCTGTTCCAGAGGCTCCAGTCCATCCGGTTCCTCTCCGTGCTCCACATACCGCCGCATCTTGGTGATGGTATTTTTGTACTGCTCAGGTGGAAGAATATCCAAAATCACAAATTTGTCGAATGGAATCATCAACGCTTTCGGCCTGATTTCATCGTCCACGGTGCACCTCCTTCCTTACACGCCCGTATAGCCAGATAGCACAGCTGGGAGGTCAGAACGGGAGATCGCCGTCGTCTGTGATCTCTGCGAAATCATCCACGGAACCCTGCGAGAAGTTCTGTGCCGCCTGCGGGGCGCTGTGAGAGGCTTTTGCTTCGGAAGTGTAACTTTCCGTCTGCTGGTCGAAATCGCGCACAGTGGGCTTGTCTGCCGCCTTTGAGCCGCAAAAGCTGACGTTGTTTGCAAGAACCTCCACTTTCGTGCGGTTGCTGCCCTGCTTGTCCTGATACGAGCGGGTCTGGATACTGCCGTCAATGGCGATCATGCTGCCCTTCTGGAAGTACTTGCAGATAAACTCTGCCGTCTGCCGCCAGGCAACGATATCGATGAAATCGGCCTTGCGCTCCTCGCCCTTCGTGGTGTATGTACGGTCAACCGCAATGCTGAAGCTGCACACGCTGGTGCCGTTCTGGGTGGTCTTCAGCTCCGGGGTATGGGTCAGGCGGCCATTCAATGCTACGACGTTAAGCATGCGTCAATCCTCCATCTTCTTTCGGCTGCTTTTTGGCACATTCCATGCACAGGATACGCCCGTATTTTTTCTTGCTCCGGTCAGCCGCCTGCTGAGCAGTGACCTTTTCGCCCTTGTAAGTGAACCCTTCCACGGGCTTCCCGCAGCTGGCGCAGGTGGGCTTTGCCGGGGACGGTGCTGTGGGCCTGCCGTACTTGGTCGTATCTTTCTCCCAGTAAACATCCGCGCCAATGCCCAGGGCCTTGCAGGCCACGCTCTGCGCGTCCGTGTAGGCCTTTTTATAGGCTTCGTCATCCGTGCGCTTGCCGTCTTTTTCTGTGGAGATCAGCATCGAGCCGCCCACGCCGGGAATCGGGGCGCTCCATTCGTTCTTTTCCCCGCTCTCACCGAGCTGCCGAATATAAAGATTGGTGCAGCAGTGCACCATGATCTCTCCGTTTACCCCGGGCTTTTCCTAAAAGAGGGGCGGATCGAACCGCCAGCCAATGCCAGCGGGACCGAAAAGCTCTGTCAGCTTCTTGACTCTCCACATGGGATTGATGTCCGTCATCCCCTTCAGGCGGCCGCCGCCGATTGCCTTCCGCGCTTCCTTGGGCACGCCACGGGCGCTTTCATAAATGGTCATTTTGTCCATGTTTGTACTCCACTTCTTTGCATCCGTGCTCCCGGCACATACTCTCCAGTTCAGCGTAAGAGCTGTTGTATGCTGTCTCTGCACCGTATGCCAGGTCCTTGATCAATCCGAAGCAGTCCGACTGTGACAGCACGATCTCCACCGCATAGACTGCGCGGCCCAATGCTCTGGCCGCTTCCTGGCAGATGTGCACATAATCAGCCTGATCCTCGCCAGTGTATTCCCTGTCCGGGTGAAGTCTCATATACGACTGCCCACCGGCAACTGCCTTCTGAACCGTGCCGCAGCACCGGGATGCATCGCCCAGCTTTGCCAGAGCGTCCAGAATCAGCGCCAGCTTCCATTCCGGAATATTGGACGAATAGTTCAGGCAGATTTCTTTTTTTTCATCACACTGCATAAGGATCACCTCATAGATACCTGCTGCCCGGAATCGTCCATGACAAGGTACGTGAGCGCCGGGTCAGCCTTTTTGAGCTGATCCGCATACTGTTCCGCATCCTGCACACACCGGAAAGGGATCTCGTTCAGAAAGACCATATCCGCCCCATAGATCTGAACCGTGCTCATTTGCGCCACCTCCCGTTTTTCCATGCCCGCCAGACCAGAAAGACCACGACCAGAACGTTGAATCCGATCCATAAGGTCAGCCCACGGGCCACCGCCTTTGCCGCCGGGGTGGAAAGTGCTTCCACGGCCCGGAACAGCAGCTCTGTTTTACTCACTGTAAAATCTCCTTTCGTTCAAAAATACTTTGCTTTGCCTTTGCTACGCGGAGCATCCCTTCTCCATGCTTTGCCTTTGCTACGCGCGTCTCCGCCTCTACTTGCGTTTCTTTGCCTTTGCTCTTCAGCGCGAATCTGCTCTACGCCGTTGCGCATCTCTTCGTATCTATGCCTTAGCGAATCGTCGCTCATCCATGCCTTTGCTTTTCTTTGCGCATCCATGCCTTTGCATTGCCAAGGTCAGCCTGGCTTATCTATGCCTTTGCGATGCATAGCAGAGCGGCGCGTATCTGCTCTACGCCCTTGCGATGCCTTGCCGCCCACACCACGCCCAGCCTTGCCTTCGCTTTTCGACACGAGGCCCTGCATTGCCTTTGCTTTGCTTATCGAGGCAAGTCTGATCCAAGCGATCTACGCCTATCTACGCCGTTGCGCTGCGCTTTCCAGCTGAGCCTTGCCTTTGCCCCGCGCTACACTGCAGTGACTACTGTGCCCCTGCTGAGCAAACTTGTCAGCACAATGCCGTTGCCGAGTTATGCGCACATATCCGCGCCTTCGCAAAGCTGTTACAGGCTATCCAGCGCCTTTGCAAATCATATCATTGCCGTAGCAGATCAAATCCTATCCATGCAATGCCGTTGCTCAGTCGATGATGTCAAAGGTGAAGCGGCCCTTGCCGCTGTTTCTCCACTGGCCGATGCCGCGCAGAACGCCGTAGTCCAGCCACTCCAGAACCGCGTTCTCGAGCGATTCGTCCATGAGAAGGATCTCAAACTCGCAGGTGCTGCCTGCCGGGATCTCCTCGGAGTTGGCCAGGCTCACACGCTCACCCTGGGCCGTCTGGGCACGCAGGGGGCGCTGGCAGTCGCCGATCTTGCCGTTGACCTTGATGGGGATCATGCGGGGCTGCGGGAAGATCAGGCCGTCGATGACCTTCTTGTAGGCGGAGATCTTGCCGCTCTCGTTGACGGCCCGCTTCTTGCCTGTTTCTGTCTTGCCGCCCACGCGGGCCAGCATACCGCAGGAATCCTTAAAGAATCCCTTGATCTGGTAATCATACAGAACCGGCTCTCCGTTCTCGTTGCGAGGGAACACGGTCATGCCCTTGTCTGCCACGGCATCCGCGCCCAGAGCGGCCACCTCGTCCTCGATCGTGGCAGCATCCGGGCTCTTGCTGGCAATGAAATCCCGGGCAACGTTCTGGTTGGAGGGCCAAGTGCCCAGCACCGGCTCCAGGAATGTGATCTTGACTTTCAGAATTTTGGTTTTCATGCTGATTTCTCCTATATCTTGTGGTTCATGTAATCCAAGACGCATTATCTTGCGTACAGCAGGTTTCCCCGAGCGTCCCGCACCTGGATCATCTCGTAATGCCGGATGTTCTCGTCTGCCCAGTGCTGGGCCTTAACGCTGGCGGGCTCCCCGGGGTATTCGTCCGGCGTGAGCGGGTCTGTAAACTGCCTGACATCGCAGCCCCGAGGGTTCTTACGGTAGGCGTAAGCATATACAATCAAACTCATGCGCCCCTCCGGTTCTGTCGGTAGTCCGGCTCCTCGGTGCGGGCGTGGGTGCGGTCAACGCGGCCATAGCGGCGGGCGTTCTGCTCACGATCCCGGGCGGCAAAGCCCAGCCGCAGGAACATCACCGCTGCCAGCACCAGGCACAGGGCCGTGGCAAACTGGCCGTCGGAGATGGTGCTGCCCGTCTGTGCACTGCCCTCGATGCCCATGCCGTACAGCAGACTTGCGGCACCGCTGGCAGCGGCCAGCCAGTACCATACTCTTGATTTAACCTTCATCGTCATCCTCCTTGTTCAGCTCACGAACAGTGCGGTAGAGAAGCGCGGACACCCATGCCATCTGCTTCTCGATGCTGTGCGGAAAAAGGCCTTCCAAAATCTGTGCGATTGCGCACACCAGAAGATGCAGCACGCCGCTTGAATCGCCTTCAACCTCGATGGTCGATTCCTCACTGTTGATGTAAAGTTTTGCCTTCATTCTTCCATTTCCTCCTTATAGTTCTCATACGGGCGGACGATCTTGCGTCCGTGCCGGTGCATATAATCGATAAAACCGTCGATGTATATCGTTGCTTGCCGCCGTTTGGTATCTTCCCGGGGGACTACCCACCCGTCATACTCGCCGTGTGCAACATTATTCCAGAACTTGCTCGGGCTCATCGGAACGAGGTTTGCCCGGAACATCTCGCAGCACTCTGCAACGCCTTTCATTGTGATCCTTTCGCTCATGCCGCTGTCTCCTTCCTTTCAAAACAAATTGGTTTTAGTAAACCATGATTTCTTCTGCCAATTTGCGGTTGTAGCCACAAAATACGGTATTGCCCGTGGTCTCGTTGCGCAGGGTGTAGCCCTCTCTGCTTTTCATAAAGCAGTACTTGTACTCATGCCCGCTTTGGCTTTTCTCGGTGTAGCAGAACGGCTTGTAACAGTCTGCCTGTGCAAGCGCCTTGCGAAAGCCGGTCTTTGTCATTTTGCACACCCCATCTCCTTCCTTAGAACATGCTGGTCTGGCCGTTGGACTGCCGGATCAGCATCACGGTGTTGGTGCTGGGCTTCCAGCGCTGGATGTACTCCACTGCCTCGTCAAAGCGCTTGCGGGGAATGTTGTTTCTGCTGCTGACCCGGAACCACATCTGAATGTCCTTGTTGATCTCGCAGTAAACCATGCCCCGTACATGGGAATCGCCGTAGGCCGGGGCGTTCTTGCCGCCCAGAGCTTCCACAACAACGTGGTTCACGGCATTCTTGAGGGAAAGCTGCTGGTCATAGTCCACGACCATGTTGTTTTCCAGCGCCGTGATCCGCTGCTCCTGCCTCTGGGTGCGGTCGTCCAGCAGGAACAGCGCCTGCAGCTCCTTGCTGAGCTTGGGCATCTGCGGAGTGGCCAGCTGCTTCTCCATTGCGTTGAACGCGGCAATGTACTTCAGCTTCCACTCCAGCGCCGCCTTGCCGGTAAAGCCCATCACCAGCAGGCTGAAACCGTCCCGGTTCATCAGGTAGGTGCGCTGGGGTCTGCCGTAGCTGTCCGGCGTTTCGGTCTCAAAAAACATCTCCCCAAAATTGGGGACATCTTTTTTGATTGTGTCAATGTCACGAATCACATGATCGTGGCGCTTTTCGAAGTTCTCAGCGATCTGGCGGCTGGATGCAACCGGCTCGCCGTTCTGGGTAGATAAGATAATGTCTGTCATGCTTTCTTTCCTTCCTGCTGCTCTTCCAGCAGCTTGTCAACCGTGCAGCCATACAGGGCTGCGATTTTGGGCAGCATCGAAACGCGAGGATTGTTTGCGCCGGTCTCCCAAAAGGAGATTGCCGACTGGTCAACGCCAAGCGCGGCCGCTGCCTGTTTTTGCGTAAGTCCTGCTTTTTCCCGCAGTTCCGCGAAACGCATTCTTTCACCTCTTTCTACAATATTAGTTTTTCTCATTGACAAGCGAAAGAAAGCAAGCTATAATAAAGGTGTCAAACAAATATTTTAGCGGGTTTCTTATTAGTTTTGTATTAGTTTCGCTCATCACGATATTAGTATATATCATTGTTATTAGTTTGTAAAGCCCAAAATATTAGTTTTGTTAGTTTTCGTCGTTATGCACAGAAACAAAAGGGGGCTTTTGTATGTTTTGGAACAACTTTGAAGCTCTATGTGCTGAAAAGGGTATTTCCTACAATGCAGCAGCCGCCGATGTTGGTGTAAAATCGTCTGGAACTGTGACCGGTTGGAAAAACGGAGCAAAACCAAGAGGACCTGTATTAAAAAGGTTGGCCGATTACTTCGACGTTACTGTCGAGGAGCTCACCGGCGAAAACGAGCAAAAAGAAAAGCCCAGCACCGCCGGAGAGATAGATTTGAGTGGTCTATCTCCCGATGATGCCGAGCTTGTAAAGCTTCTATTGAAAGCGCCAGAAGCAAAGAAGAATGCGATCCGGGCGCTGCTGTGATTTAGCTGTTTAAAATATCGAGGACTTTCTGACGAAATGCAGGGTCACTCTTTAGCTTTTCGATGATCTTTTTGATTTCGTCCGGGCTGAACTGTGATTCCTGCATTTTGTTTTCCTCCTTTAGAAATATAGATGTACGAGGTGTTAGAATTGAAATTCAAGCACAAGGGATGTGCCATTGCGAGCGGGTTTGTTTCTCTTTTATTGTTATCACAAGTGCAATTTCATAAAGAAGATTCCCCGTTCAGTATCATCTGGTCATCTCTTATTGTCTTTCTGGTATTTTTTTCTTTGTCCTATCTGTTCAGTCGCCTTCTGGTCTTGTTGTTCAGAAAGAAACGCAGCAAACTATTGAAGCGGTCTGAGGTGGACTATGACATGTCAGAAACCAATAAGTCCCAAGCAGATGCCATATATACACTCAAAGACGCGCCTGTTCTTTGGAAAAGCAGTGTATCCGCATTAAAGAATGCCTTAACGCCAGAAGATTTCTTTCGGCTGTATGATGATCTCGTAGATTACGCAAAAGAAATATTGGCGGCGGAATCTGTCTGGCTTTCTTTCAATGATTCTTCAATTATTTCTAAAGAAAGCAGAGAAAACATTGCTGACGTTGCAAACGGAAATTGTTTTGAAGATGAATTAACTGCGTTTATTGAACAGTCTTATAAATTGGCAAAAGCTAAAATCGAAGTGAAAGAGACTGCTTCAGATAAAAGGAACGCCGCAAGAGCGTGGCATACCAGTTTTGACCCTTACTTGTCCAGAATGCCAGAAAAAGAGATTCATCTTCTCCATGAAAAGTACGGCGAACTTATCATGCTTGCTGATACATCAAATCTTTGTTCTCTGTGAGGTTAAAATGTCATTATTTGGAATAAAAGAAAAACAAGAACTTGAGGCCCTTCGTTCCGAGAATCAGAGCGTTACAGAAAAGAACGCTGCGCTTGAACAAGAACTGGAAGAGCTCAAAAAACAGAACGGCGCTCTTTCTGCAACAGTGGATTCTTTCCCTAAAAACCTTCCTTCATATAATGATATTCAGGAAGAAATCAAGAAAAGGACCGCTTATCTTGCTGGGTTAAAAGCTACGATTTCAGATACAGAAGATAAGCTAAAAGCGGCAAAACAAAGTCTTATCGAAGTCTCCGATGCCGTTCAGCTTCAGGATTTTGGCCTGTATACTCCGCACTACAATCTAATGCGTGCGGATGAGTACAAGGCTAAAATGATGGAGATCAGAGCCTTGCAGAAGGATATGGTTCGCAATGGCTCTGCCGTCACCGGCTCCCAGACCTGGACGGTCAACGGAAACGCTTCTAAGGGCAAAAAGATGGTGGCCGACATGCAGAAGCTGCTTCTGCGGGCGTTCAACGCTGAATGTGATGACGTAATCGAGCACGTCAAATACAACAACGTGGAAACCGCAGAAAAGCGCATCACATCCTCTCAGGAGGCAATCACAAAGCTGGGCACGATCATGGGGGTCTCCATTGTCCCTTCCTACTACCGACTGAAGCTGGAAGAACTTTATCTCGCTTTTGAGTACGCCCAGAAAAAGCAGGAAGAAAAAGAAGAGCAGCGGGAAGCCAGAGCCCAGATGCGGGAAGAGGCCAAGCTCGCAAGAGAAATCGAAGAGGCTCGGAAAAAGCTCGAAAAAGAGCAGCAGCACTATAATAATGCTCTTGCAAAGGTAAACGCCCAGCTGGATGCCGCTTCTGAAGAGGATCGAGCCGCCATCGAAGAAAAGAAGAGCATCATCGAGAGCCAGCTCCAGAAGATCGACAAGGAGTTCGCAGACGTGGATTACCGTCAGGCAAATCAGCGTGCCGGATATGTATACATCATTTCGAACATCGGAGCATTCGGAGAGAATGTGTACAAAATCGGAATGACACGGCGGCTTGACCCTCAGGATCGAGTGGACGAGCTGGGAGACGCTTCTGTTCCGTTCAATTTCGATGTTCACGCAATGATCTTCTCTGACGATGCGCCGAAACTGGAAGCCGCCCTGCACAACGCATTTGCGGACAGGAAGCTGAACTTCGTCAACCAGCGGCGGGAGTTCTTTAATGTAACGCTTGAAGAAATCAAAAAAGTTGTGAAAGAAAACTTTGACAAATCCGTTGAGTTCGTCGAACTTGCCCCCGCACAGCAATACCGTGAATCCATTCTGCTTCGGAAGAAAGTGCAACAGCAAGATAGCTAATTTCCTACCACAAATGCATTATACATCTTTCAGTTGTAATATTCAACAGATATTACAAAATAAATTCGATTTTTCTGAAAATAGTTAGATTTTCACTTGAAGTCATCCAGCCGCTGCATCTTCTGCAGCAGCTCCCCGGCAAGCTCCCCGCCGGGGCAGTTGGCGGCATCCAGCAAGCGCCGGACGCTTTCCGCCTTGCGGACCGCATAGAAGCGGGCCCGGGTCTGACACTCGGGCGGCATATCCTCATAGCACGCCAGGGCGGCGCGGATGTGGGTGCAAAAGCTCTGCATCTTGTCCATAAATCATTCCTCCCAGGGCTTCGGAGTGGGCCGCGTGCCGGTGAGCACGCTGGCGGGCATTCCGTCAATGATGGTCATATCGGGGTCCATGGTGATCGTCTGACTGTTTTTCATTTCATTTTCCTCCTGTTTTTGGTAATATTTACATCTTATGTACCAGATTCTACCATGCGCCAGAGGAAAATGAAATTGGTGTAATTTTTGTCGAATGGCGCAGAGTTTTTCTGCGCCATTTTTCTTTTATAACACGCTGCGTTTAGGGGTGATAAGTATGAGTTATTTTACCGCTGCTCAAATCGGGAAAGCACTTTCAAAAGCGCGGGTATCCGCCGGGCTAAGTCAAAGAGAGATTGCGATCCGTCTCCAGAAGGGAGAGCGGACGGTGCAAAGCTGGGAAAAAGGAGACACAAGCCCAGACAGTGACGAGATCATGGATTGGTGCGCAGCCTGCGGAGTGTCCCCCATCACGGTGTTTATGGAAGTTATGCACCCGGATCTGTACGCAGTGCCAGACGGGCAGAAGGATGACGCGGCCATAGACAAGGAGCTTCACACGCTGGTGCAGGCACTTCCACCGCTCTCCCGGCGGCTTCTGCTGTTCGTGCTCAAGGGCCGACACGGGAGCAGCCCGCCTGCAGTTATCTCTGAAATAGCCGCAAACCTCCACTGCCCTCTCAACAACCGGGTCAGCGTGTGCGGCACCATCATCGATCAGTACAGCTTTGCCCAGATCAGAGGGCTTGACCCGTGCCCGGACGAGCCGCATCCCCCGATGGAGGATTTGAAGATCAATTACAAGTCGGGGCGCGCAGCGTCAGAGAACGGCGCTTTGGGCTATATAGGGCGCAGAAAGGAGTAGTGCATGAAATGTGTCAGATGTCACGTAAACATCCCGGACAAGGCTTTATTTTGCCCGTGGTGCGGAAAGCAGCAGGATGCAACGTCAGCTCCCGTGCATAGAAAAAAGCGCCGCCGTCCAAAGGGCAGCGGCAGCGTGTACAAGCTGAAAGGGGTCCGGGCAAGGCCCTATGTAGCCG